AACAACTGCTGCAGGATGTGCAGAAAGTTTAGCACCAGGTGTATATCACTTTGCTGTTAAAGGAACAATGGCTACTAAGGTTTATGTTGAAGAATATTCAATTGGTGTATACGGTACTGCTGAATCTGAACTAACTGCATCTACAGAGTATTACTACGATGACGACGAAAGTGAATACGAAGAAGTAATTCAGTACTCTGCATCGACACAAAACTTTATCAAATAAGTTATACTTAATTAAAAGAAGGTACTAAATACAATTGGTACCTTTTTTTATGACTATAGAAAACTTACGAGTAGACACAACAACACACAGTCGCGTTTTTAATCCGTTAAGCGCCGCTGGTCAGTGGCTTTGTTCTACGTTTAAGTTTAGATCTATAGGAGACATAAACATGTCGTATCCTGTGTTAGTTGAAATAACACAAGACCTCCCTGAACTAAAATCTATTACTATGGATAACGAATACGGCGATGCACTAGAATGGTGCAATTTGAATTCGTTTGTGCGTGTTATGACTATACAAGGTGTTTACGTTATTGTGAACACTTACGGTATGGCAGATAATAGTGTGGTAAAAAAGATAAAAAGTGCAAGTTGTTTGTACAAAGAACAAGATGCTAGTATAAATGTTATCTTTAATATTGACGGTATATACGAACAATGTGGCAAAGTATTCTTAGGGGCAGACTGGCATCGCATCAAGGAAAACATAATAACTGTAGGCGATAAAGCACACATAAAGTTTTATAAGTTTAAACATAATGCTCATCAACAACCTGCTATAGAACACTTTTGTAGGGCTATAGGTGCAACATTTGAAGTATTAGAAGACCCATTGTTTGGCAACAAATGCTTCAGTGTAATATCCAAGCAAGGTAAATGGTTATACGATATACATCCTGTTGGTTCTAACCAACCAACACTAGCTCAGACAGCGGTAGGATGGAATGTGTTAAAAACAAAAGTTAGAAACATAAAAGGTACAGCAATCGACGAGTTAGATAATTTACCTGTACCAATTAATGCAACAAATTTAGACACAGATGATATTATTAATATTACTATCAAAGGACATGTAATTAAAGGTTCAGGAAGAGCTCAAATGTTTAGTTACGCATTGTGCGATGATTGGAACTATGAAGAAATAGATATTAGTAATGAGTATAATTTATCAGTTTTGAATGAACTAGCAAAGTTTGTGAGAACAGACTTATCTACTATAAATATTTACAGTAATAGTATTACTGATATATTAGAAGTTGTTTAACTTACTTCTACTGTAGAACCACTTTTTACAGTATGACCGCATGTTGCAGTAGTCCCTTCTTTTGCAGGAATACCACCGTCAGCTAATACAGTACCAGCGCCAGCTGAAACTAACGTAGGAGCAATATGAGGTGCTTTACCGTGTGGGGCAACTTTGTCGCCTATTAGTGAAACTTTTTTATTATCGGCAAATACCGTTGATGCTCCAGGTCCCATTATAATACCCTTTGCTGTATCTGCTTTTACTCTTCCTATCTTAGCCATACTATTATTTATCAGTTAATAATTAGACTAGTAAGCAATAATAGTCCAGTAATACTACCTAAAAAGAAAAATGCTACAAGTAATGCAAACCAAATAATAGCAATTGGTTTTATTTCAAACTTACCTTCGCTTTTTTTGCCTACGCCTAGAACGGCTTTAATTGCATTTGTAATCAAAATATAAACTGATTAACTAACATAACTGCTAACATCATACCAAACACTACAACCTGTATGACTGCTGGAATAACCACAAACATTTTCATCACATCGAAGTCGCCTGTCATAAAAAAGTCACCACCATTCTGCCATTCTGCAACTTCTTCTGGTGTTGCATCTGTAGGTATTTGGTTGTTCAATGAAGGCAGTTCAGCCTGTGTTAATGAAGTTAATTCGTATACTGAAGGTTTAGGTCTACCCCATGAATCGTTGTTTGACATCGCTAGTCTCCAAATGGTATGTAATGCTTGCATCACGCAATCCACGTAATATTCCTGCTACACTATCTGTGTTAGCTGCAAAGAGTAATAGCATATAGCACATTACATATTTCATTATAATGTTGGTGTTAATGCAAGTACTGACAAGAAAAATATACTTGACAAAGTGACTATCTCTAAGTCTTCTATTAATCTAGGAATGTTATTGCTATATCGTTTCTTCATGTTGTACTGCGGGGGGTTAAAAGTTATGTATTAGACATAGTTATATCTAATTATAACGAGTATTTATACAACAATATAAATCAGCAGGGCATATACGGCTGTAATGCCCTATAATGCTATTCTTCTGTTATTTCTGCTTCTTCGATGTTAAGTGCTTCGTAGTCTGCCTTACTCTCATCACTTGCTTTACAGACGCTTAAAATAGCTGACAAGGGCATAGTAACCTCTTCGGTCGACCCTGTAAAGATGTAAGGAATTAGTGCTAGATCCGCACCGTTGATAACTACTATTTTTGGTTCGCCAACTGTAAACAATCCTTCGTCTTTGTCAACGCCATACAGTTGTGCAAGTACTTCAATACCGCTAATTAATTTAAGGGTAACAACTTCCCCTGCTAGATCTTCTAAATTATACATGTGTGTCTCCTAAAGGGTCATTCCCTTAAATGTGTCGTTCGTTACGTCTTGTTTTGTGCCGCCACTAACGTAACTAGTTATCTCTGTTTCTTGTGGAGCAACTTGTACGTCACTGCCTCCAATCCACTTTTGTGTCCATGGTAACGGATTTGAACCTGCTGTGTAAACTTTCTCTAAGCCGATGTTAGTCATGCGTTTAGCTGCAATCCACTCTACATACTGCTCTAGTAACTGTGCATTCAAGCCAATAATACTACCGTCTTTAAACAAGTACTTTGCCCATGCTTTTTCTTGTTCTACTGCATCGATAAACATTTGCTTTGATTCTTCTGCAGTTTCTTCTTTAATTTTAGCAAAGTCTTCATCTTCTTTTGGTAATAATTTTAACATGTGCTGTGTACTTGCTAAGTGAACATTCTCATCTCTAGCAATTAACTTAATAATTTTTGCATTTCCTTCCATCTTTTTAACTTCAGCAAACGCCCAACTACATGCAAAAGATACATAAAAACGTACACCTTCCAAGATGTTTACGCTCATTATGCACTTCCATAATTTTTTCTTGTGCTCGTATAAACTATACTTTGCACTGCCTTTACGCATTAGATCGTTATACTCGTATAGGTCGTTATAACATTGTGTGATACTATCGGCACAATCTGCAATCTCACTAATACTGCTCATCTCATCAAAAACCTTGCTCGGGTCAGGATATACATTTCTGATAATATGTGTGTAGCTTCTGCTGTGAATAGTTTCACTGAATGCCCAAGTCTCAATCCAGGTTTCTAATTCTGGTAGACTTACTATAGGCAAGAAAGCAAGATTAGGTGAACGACCTTGTACACTATCAAGTAGTATTTGTCGCTTCAAGTTGCTGGTAAAGATATGTTGTTCAAAGTCTGTTAAGTCTTTAAAGTCTTTGCTATCTTTGGTAATGTCGACTTCTTCTGGTCTCCAAAAGAACCCTAATTGTTTTTCTGTAAGTTTATCAAACTGTCTATATTTAAGAACATCAAATCGCTGAATGCCCATGTCTCCTGATAAAAACATTTTACTCTTGTCAGTATATTTTGATTTAGTATTAAGTACGCTCATTTATATTTTACAACTCTCACAGTCTTCGTCATCGATCTCCCCCAATGGTAGATCTTCTAGTTTATCATCTTTGTTAATGTCAATCTCACCTTGTCCGTCATATGTATTATTATAGTATAACTGTTTACCACCATACTTATAAAACATTAAGAGATCCTGAATCAGTACGCTCATTGGTACTTTTTCATCTTCGTAGTGTTCTGGATTGTATGATGTATTTACCGAAATACCTTGATCTATGTACTTCTGTAATATAGCCATAATCTTTAAGTAGCCTTGTGGTGACTTTTGATCCCACAATAGATCATACTTGTTTTTATAGTACGGAAAGCCTGGTACAACTTGTTTTAGTACACCGTGTTTACTTTGCTTGATACTAATGTATCCACGCGGTGGCTCGATTCCATTCGTGCTGTTACTTATCTGTGCAGACGTTTCTGCTGGCATTAATGCCATTAATGTACTGTTTCTAATACCGTGCTCTTTAAGATTCTTTCTTAGTTCTTTCCAGTTTTGTCTTTCTTTATGTTTGACTAATTCATCAACTTCTTTTTTATATGTTTGGTTAGGCGTAATACCGTGTCCGTATTTTGTTTCCATAGTCTTAGGACAAGCACCTTTTTCCATTGCTAGTTTGTTACTGGCTTTGATTAAACTGTAACTCCATGCTTCTGCCCACTCATCAATTAATTCTAAGTTTGGCTCTTGATATGTCATGTCGTGTTTGACCATCCAATAAGCAAAGTTAATAATACCTATACCAAGAGGGCGTCTATTCATTGTGCTAAGTTCTGCCGCTAACACAGGATATTGCTGATAGTCTAATAATTCATCTAGGCCTCTCACTGCTAACTTACATACTTTAGCCATCTCATCGAAGTCTTTAATAATACCCCAGTTTACAGCACTTAATGTACATAAACTAATTTCGCCTTCTTCATCATTAATATGAGTAAGTGGTTTAGTTGGTAAATTAATTTCACAACATAAATTACTTTGTCTAATAGGTGCTACCTCTTCTACAAATGCTCCATGTGTATTAGCATGATCAACATTCATTAAGTATATTCTACCTGTGTCTTTTCTTTCTTGTACAAAGTTACTAAACAGTTCAATAGCAGGAATAGTTTTCTTGCGAATAGATGTCTTTCGTTCTGCTTGTTCGTATAACTCTTTAAACTTGTCTTGGTCTACAAAGAATGAATCGTATAACCCTGGTACATCTTTAGGTGAGAACAACGTAATGTTACCGCCTGTAATAAGTCTTTCGTACATCAGTTTGTTAAACTGTACACCATAATCCATATGACGTACTCTGTTATCTTCTGTGCCTTTGTTGTTCTTTAATACTAATAAATCTTCAACTTCTAAATGCCAAATAGGATAGTATAGTGTTGCCGCACCACCACGTACTCCACCTTGTGAGCATGACTTAACTGCTGATTGGAATAGTTTGTAGAAAGGAATCACTCCTGTGTGAGTTGCGTCTCCACTCCTAATAGGTGAACCAATTGCTCTAATGTTACCGGCACCTATGCCTATGCCTGCCTTTTGACTTACATACTTAACTACAGCACTAGACGTTGCGTTAATGCTATCCAAACTGTCATCAGTTTCAATAAGCACACAACTACTAAATTGTCTCTGTGGTGTCCTTACACCTGCCATAACTGGCGTAGGCAAGGAAATTTTAAATGTGCTGATAGCATCGTAGTATGATTTAACATACGCCATTCTTTTCTTAGGGTGATACTTGCCGAACAATGTAGCCGCTATCATCATGTATGCTACTTGTGGTGTTTCGTATATCTGCCCTGTTGCTCTGTTCTGTACAAGATACTTGCCACGGAATTGTTCCATAGCCGCATACGTTAGATCTTCGTCTCGTTCATGATGTATATAGGACTGGAGTTGATTAATCTCATCTTTGGAGTATAGTTTTGTAAATTCAGAGTCGTAAAAGCCATCGTCTATATTTTTCTGTACAATGTCACATAAGCACGGTGGTTCAAAACTATCGTATACCATTTTGCGTAGGTGATAGTTAATCAGTCTACCTGCTACATATTGATAGTTTGGTGTTTCCTCAGATATTAAATCTGCTGTGCTTTTTATTAATGTTTCTTGTATATCTACTGACGATATGCCATCATAGAATTGAATTTGGCTGTTTATTTCGACTTGCGAAGCACTTACACCTGTTAAGTTCTCCGTTGAATACATCACAACTTTATGCAGTTTGTTAATGTCTAAGTCTTCTTTGTGTCCATTACGTTTGGTTACTTTCATCGTTTAATTTTGTCTAGTTTGTTATGTTTAATCTTTTCTAATACTCGTATGTAATTATCTAAATCTTCTCTTTTTACAGTTTGATTCGGTAAAATGTTATAGTAACATACTCCGTCTGAAAAAGCAAGTCCTACTTGGCCAAATTCAAAATTATCTGCTACAAACCAAGTAACAGTTTCAGGATCTAAATATCCTGTGTGTACAAGGGTATCATGTAGTAGTAATGCTTTACCACTATGGCAAAACATTGAATCACTTATTATTTGCCAACATAACGGCCAATCCGTTGGTGTATAAAAATCAAATCCACGTTCGGTTGTCTTTATACTGCCTATAAAACTAATAATTTGATTTAGATCTAGGTCTTGCTTTTTGAAATTACGCCAAACTGTTATTCGCTTTTGCGAGTTGACTATTGTGTCAAGCAATTATCCCAACCATTTTCTAACAAGATATTTAATGGTAGCCGCTCTATTGCCGCCCGATGCTAGTGTATTGGTTGCTTTAACTTCAATTGTGCCTGAGTTCATACTTGCTGTAAAGTCTACTGTGCCTGTAAAGTTGTTATCTATGACAACACCGTTATCAACTAATGCCGCGTCTGCCAAACCTGTGTCGCCTGTAACTTGTAATGTACCTGTTCTACTATAGCCGTCACTGGCACTTGCGCCAACCGCCTTCACTGAGTATTCAATAATTGCTGAGTCGTAAACTGTTGCTTCGAATGTATCAACTACTTTGCCTACTTCACCGGCAGTAAGTGATACTGTTTGAGCAGTATATCCTGAGTCTGCTGAACCACTAAGTAGTAGGTCATAATCGTCGTTTGTTAATAATCTTTGGTTTGATTTTACATTGGTCAGTCCGGTTACATCGGCATCGGCGTTAGCAAAATATAATCTATTTGATATATAAGAAAAGTTTTCTGCTTCTTTGTTACCTGTAAATGTAACTGATAATGCGTCGGAAGATGCTGTAACATTAGCATAATTTTCTATGTTAGTAGCACCTGAGTTATACTTTGTGCCTTTAATTTGTGCCGAAGTAAACATATTAAAACTTGTACTTGCTATTGCGTTACTTACCCATGCTTCTAGTTTGCCTTTAATGGAATCTATTGCTTTTGTACGGTTACCTGTAGCAATATTTAAGTCACTGTCTATTGCTGTTACGTTAAACTCTGATCCATCTGTTGAACATAATGTCCATGAAGTGTCAGTTTCCGCAGACGCTTTTAGCCATGTATTACTTGAGGCATTATTAATTGCTGTTATAACACTTGTTAGTGTAGTATAACTTGATAATGCTATATCTAGATTAGTACCAGCACTTCTAGTTGCTGTAATATTGCCTGTTAGTGTTAAACCTGATGGTGATGTAACTGTACCACTATATGCTACTACTTCTAAATGCTTATCTTCTAAGCCAATAAATGCTGTTCCTGTAACGTGGTCTGCTAAGATATAGGCGTTACTTAATTTTCTTGTATCTGGTATATTAGTACCAGTAAAATATTGCTGATAAAAGCCTTGTACATCAGTACTGCCTATAGTGCTGTCTGATGACGAGTCAACAATAGCAGAAATGATGTCAGCATTATTATAATAAGTAACAGTAAAATCGTCACTGCCTGTCGGCTGTGTACCAAATACTATTGTATGATTTGCTGTTTTGGAGTTTGTATCTGATGAAATAATAAATTCACTTGATAGTAAATTTGCTGTTGTCCTAGTTGCGTTTGTAGTAAGCAATGTTCCGTTTTTAGTAACTGTTACATCAGTACTTTGGAAAAATGCGTTATCAAAAACATTAACAATATTTGTTGCGCCTACGTTAGTACCAAATACTGTTTTACCATGCGTTTGGTTACTAGCACTACTTGGTGTATAAATGCTACTATTGGATGTTCCATCGAATGTTCCAGGAGATAAACGTTTGCTAGGCAGTATTAATCTAATAAAATTGTTATTTAAATACCCATTGGTATAACTATATCCGCCTACAATATTATTAATATTAACAGCATTAGCATTCTGTTTAGTAATTCCTATAGCAGGATCTAAACCTATGAATACTTCTTTGCTGTCTGATGCTAATCCAATTTCGCCAGGGCGAAGTGGTTGAGGCAAATCTACGCGATTTCCTCTACGTTGTTGCATTCTAGATATGATTATTTTATTTTCGTCTGCCAAGTTTACTCTCCGATATAGAAGTATTTATCTCTTTTGTACTTTAGTAGTTAAGAAAGTTTTTCCAGCACATTTAGGTACCACAGTCTATGTCTACCATATAAGATACTATCAGTATGTCGCTCTAATGATGTTGGAAAGTCTCCGCCAATTCTGTCGTACGCAACATATTTAGTTGGTTGATTACTAAATTCTTCTCTACCTGCTGTGTATTCTAGTAGATTTGTTTTGGTATCTATATGCTTATGACCTCTTATATACTTGCCCCATGTTTTTATACGCGAGTTATTAATAGTTAAATAATCATCTATTACATCATTGTCTATAGAGTAATTGTTTTTTATATAATCAACT